ACAGAGAATACATCCTAAACACAGAACCAACGTTCAACAAGGAGGATAAAATGGTAGCTTGGGATAAAGCAAAAGGAAAACAAAATACTGGACAACGCCGAGAAATTCAGCGAATGAGTTTAAGTATTGGAGATAACAAAGTTCGTCTCGTTGGAGACGTGATGCCCCGTTATTGTTACTGGGTTACAACAACAGAAGGCAGAAAGATGCCCGTAGAATGTTTAGAGTTTAGTCGAGAGACAGAAGGCTTTGATAATTCTGCTCCTAACCCGTTCAAAGAAATTGATGAAGCAGTTTATTCTGATAAACCTCAATTTTCTTATGTTTGTAATGTAATTGATCGGTCAGATGGTCAAGTAAAACTGTTCGATTTACGGTCTACAATTTATAGTCAAATTGTTGATTATGCAGCTAATCCAGAATACGGTAATCCTGCCGACACAGAAACTGGTTACGACATTACAATTAAAAAAGAAAAAACGGGACCGCTTCCTCAAAATGTAAAATACACTTGCATTCCTGCAAGGGCTAGTGTTGCGCTGTCAAAAGACGAGCAAGCACTTGATCTGTTTGATCTAAATAGGATTTATAAACGTCAAACTTACGACGAACAAAAAGAGTGGTTGATGCAAAACACTGCATACTTCGCCGGTGATGCCGGTGATGAGTTCAGAGCAACGGAGGAAGTTGACGACCTATCATGAAGAAGTCATTACAAGAGTTAGTGACTCCTGACAACAACGAAAGCCCCGATAATAGTTTCGGGGCTTTTACAAACGTTGAGTCTGGACAAGCTAAAATTGATTTAGATAAACTAAGAAACTATGAAATATTTTTTGCTACACCTTGTTACGGTGGCATGATTACAGACCAGTATTTTCTGTCTATGTTTAAGCTGTCACAAGCATTTATGCAGTATGGTATTTCATTTAGAATTACAACACTGCGTAATGAGAGTCTTGTGACGAGAGCAAGAAATATTCTCGCTGCAATGTTTATGGAAAGCACAGCATCTCATTTATTTTTCATAGATGCTGACATTGAGTTTGATGTTGATTCTATTCTTAGAGCACTTGCATATGATAAAGATATTATGGCTGCTGCTTATCCTAAAAAAGCACTACCTATTCAGTATGCAATTAACTTTAAGTTTTTAGATCCCGCAACAAAACAAATTAGGATTGAGAACGGTGCTGTTGAAGTGCTAGATGCTTCTACTGGATTTTTCTGTATCAAAAAAGGAGTTTTTGATAAAATGAGAGAATCTTATCCTGAATTACATTATAGGAATGATTCTAACATAGATGAAAAATTTCATAAATATTGTTACTCATTCTTCGATACAATACAAGACCCTGACGACAATAGATATTTATCGGAAGATTATACATTTTGTCGTAGATGGCAGAAACTTGGTGGTGAAATTTGGCTTGACCCGAATACAAAACTTAATCACGTAGGTACATATACTTTTGAAGGTGATGTATCTAAAGTTATGACAATGTCAAATGTTATCGCTTGATGAAGATTATCAAGCATGGAATGAGTATCCTCAACATAGATGGGTATTTAATAAGCTAGAATTAGCACTTAAACTTGGTTATAAAGCAGGCCCAGCATGTGTTCCTCTTCCTAAAACAAGTAATACTCTTTTTAAAGCAATTGTTAGACCTATTTATAATTTATACGGAATGGGTCTAAGCGCTAAAGTAAAAACTTTTAGACCCATGATTGATAATGAATTTATTATTAATCATGGGTTTATCCGTCCAGGACATTTCTGGTGTGAGTATTTTGATGGAGCACATTATTCTATTGATTATAAAAGAACTAATCAACCTAAAGGTTCTGTTTGGGCTTGGGAACCCTTTTGTACAATGCTTGGAGAAAAAGAAGAAAACAATTTAACAAAATTTACTAGATGGGAAGTCGTAAATCCTCCTATATGGAGTCTCCCTAGATTTATCTGTGAAATAGATGACGTAGAATTTATTAACATAGAATGCATTGATGACAAAATTTTTGAAATACATTTAAGAACAGGTAATGATGTGCTACACAAAAAACCCGTAGGAAGTGAAGCAATACCTATTTGGGACGATGAGCAATATAAAATAAAAATATTAGAAGAACAAGGTTATGTCTTCAAAGGTAATCATTATAAAGATTTAAGCATATATAGTGCAAATGGATTACTAAACAATATTAGACTAGGTTACATGATAAAATGAAAATACTTCATTCAGCAGATTGGCACATACTATTACATAAGAAAAAAGTCCCTTATAAGTGGCAGACCGATAGATTCAAAACATTTTTTAGAAAGCTCATTGCATTAGAGCAACAATGTGATGTTCACATCATAGCAGGTGATGTTTTTGATAAAAAACCAGAACCTGACGAAGTTTGTTTGTTTTTGTCATACATAAATTCTGTAACAATTCCAACATATATTATTCCTGGTAATCATGAAGCGACTAAAAAAGGCGAAACATTTCTTCAACATTTTACACAAGAAAACGCAATCAAAAATTCAAATGTTCATCTCATCACAAAAAATGAGCGTGTCCATGAAGGAAAAGCATATTTTCAATTCTTTCCTTACGGAGAAATGCAAAAAGATAATTTACCGATACAAAAACATGAGAAGGACATTCTGGTCACACATATTCGAGGCGAAGTACCACCTCATATCACTCCAGAGTATGATTTCGAGAAACTTCGTCCCTGGAAACTTATTTTACTCGGTGATCTTCACTTTGCTCATAAGTACTTGGATTATCCAGCTTATTATCCTGGTAGTCCTCTTAATGTAACATTTGATAGAGATGAAAAACGTGAATATGGTGTAAATATAATCACTATAAAAGATACTCCAGAACTTGATTATAAAGTAGATTTTGTTGATTTAAAACTACCTAAACTAATTAGAAAAACCATTAAAGTTAATGGTAAAATGATAGAGGATGATGTTAATCACGTTCTTTATGAGGTTACTGGTTCTATTGATGAGTTATCAAAAGTAGAAAATTCATCATTACTTGACAAAAAAATAGCTACACAACCCGTTGAAGACTCTAAACTAGACTTAAAAAATAAATCTATTGTTGAAGAGCTAGAACTATACTTAGATTTTATAAAAATTAAAAATTCAAAGGAAGTAGTTAAAAACTTCAAAGACTTAAACATAAATGTATGACATATCAATTAATAGAACATACTGGAGGTATATACAAACAAATTCGTTTATGAGACCTCTTAAAGGTTACTACTGTCATTCAGATCTTCCAAGTTTAGGATCGTATGTTGATGTTCCTGCATATAAAAAACACGGTAAAAATATAAGAGAAGATTACTTTGATCTTGTCTCTGAATTTGCAAAAAAGTATAAAAATTATAAATTCGTTTTAGGTATGAGTGGCGGCATAGACTCTGAAGTTTGTGCTGAAACATTTTATCAACTTAATATTCCCTTTAGAGTTTTAAGTTTAAGATTATTTAAAGGGCAAAATGATTTTGACATAATATACGCTGCAAAATATTGCAAAGATAGAAAAATAGAGCAGAAAATTATTCCTTTATCATATGATAAACTAGTTAGGTCAGTTTTACCTAAAGCTGTTAAACATGGGCAATTTACTCATTCTGTAAGTCAAGTAGCACTTACATATTTATTTGAATTTATAGGTGACAACGAAATTTTAATAAATAGTGGGCACAATCCTGATTTTTATCCAAAGCTTGGTTTAGGATGGTGGGAAGATAGTCCTAATTATGTTAAGTACGCAATTAACACTAATCAAAAATTTATGACGTTTACTAGCTTAGAACCTATTTTTTGTCACTATGCAAAAAACCATGACTCTTCTCAACCAGGAGAAAAAGACAATACGTTTTTGTATGAAGCTTATGATAATTTACCTCATAGAATTAAATACACTGGATGGGAAAAAAGTAGTGCAGAACTTATAGAGGGAACAGAATTTTTAAGAAAAGAATGTAATTATGCGTTTCAAACTTTTTTAACTTGGAGAAATTCGACTCTGCGATATAAAAAAGAAATTGAAAACACATTAGAAGAGCATCTTAAAGATACTAAATTACATGATGAATGGGTATTTTATAAATTATTAACTGGATTAGAATATGTCAAAAATAGTTTTGAATGATCTAAAATTTTCTAATATGTTTTCCTATGGAGAAAAGGAAAATTGTATTAGTTTAAGTAAAAATAAAATAACACAATTAACTGCGCCGAACGGTAGTGGTAAATCTTCAATCGCACTTATACTACAAGAAGTTCTTTTTAATAAAAATATAAAAGGAATCAAAAAAGCTGACGTAATTAATAAATGGGGTAAATCTAAAAATTGGTGGGCTAACTTAGAATTATCTGTTGATAATGTGCCTTACAGTATTGAAATAAAACGTACAGGAGCAAAAAGTGAAGTTTCTTTTCTCCAAGATAAAAAAGATTTAAGTGAGCACAAAGTTCTTGATACCTACAAAAGTATTCAAGAATTATTAAATCTTGACTTTAATATTTTTTCGCAACTAACATACCAAAGCTCAATTGATTTACTAGAATTTTTAAAAGCAACAGATACTAATCGCAAAAAGTTTCTAATTAATTTATTTAATTTAGAAAAATACATTAAAATAGGCGAAGTGCTCAAAATAAAACTTAATGATGAATTAAAAAGTAAAGTATTACTTCAAGGAGAATTGCACACTTATAAAAGTTTTTTAGAGTCTACGACTATTCCAGAAAAGAAAACAATTGTTGATGTTCCAGAAGTAGAAGAAAAATTAGTCAAACAACTAGGTTTATTAGAAAAACAGATAGAGGATTATAGTAACATCTGTAAAAAAATAGATAAGAATAATATGTACATCCAAGAACGAGATATATTAACATTTGACTTATCTATGAAAGCACCCGAAGAATCACAACAGCTTTATGACTCTGTTGAAGAATTTAAAAATGACATTAATAAACTATCAATACACAAACGTAATGTAGAAAAATCATTAGTAGAAATTGACACTTCAGACACATGTTATGCTTGTGGACAAAAAATTGATAATTCTCAAGCAAAAGAATTGATGAAAGGTCTTGATAAAGATTTATGTGAAACTGTTATTAAACTTGACGCACTTAAAGAAGAACTTGTATATGCAAAAGATGCTGTTGAGAGCTATGAAGATGAATTAGATAAATACCGTAAAAACAAAAGAGCCATTACAAAGTTTGAAGATTTAAGTCAAGTAATTGATGAATCAATACCAGTTGAATATCCTAATTTTGGTGATATTGAGTCTCAAATTGAAGATTTACGTGCAATAATTAGCACACAAACTAAAGAAAGGCAAAACGCATTAACTCATAATCAAGATGTGGGTATTCATAATGCAAAAGTAGATGCTCTAATGGAGCAAAAAGAAGATTTTTTAAGTAGACAAAAAGTTGTTGAGAATGATATTATCTCTGTATCAGATCGAGTAAATAATCTTGAAATTTTGAAAAAAGCTTTTAGCACATCGGGTATTGTTGCCTTTAAGTTAGAAAATCTAACTAAAGAATTAGAGGTGACAATTAATCGTTACCTTTCCCTTTTGTCTGACGGTCAATTTCAAGTCTCATTTAGATTAGACAAAGAAAAATTAAACATAATAGTATCTAATAATGGAATTGACACTCCTATTGAAACTGTATCAGGTGGTGAATTTAGTAGGATACAAACTGCTATTCTACTAGCTATTAGAAATCTATTGTCAAAACTTGGCGGTAGTAGCGTCAATTTATTATTTTTAGATGAGATTACAGGTGTTTTAGATGATGAAGGGAAAGAAAAACTAATTGAAGTATTATCTGAGGAAGAAGAATTAAATGTATTTCTTATTTCTCATGATTTTACGCACCCTTTAATTGATAAAATATCAATTACAAAAGAAAATAATATTAGCAGTATCCAGTGACGATGAGTCGTGTTGGATAACTTTAAATGTGTTTAAGGAGAACTAAATGTTAGCACCCGGAAAAAATCCGATTAATTTTGCATTGAAAAATGCATTCAAAACAGAACTAAAAAATAAAACAGTAAATTGGGGTTACGGTGGATTATCTGAATTTACTTACTATCGCACCTATTCCCGTAAAAAATCTGATGGAACTTTAGAAACTTGGGCAGATTGCGTTATTCGAGTAATTGAAGGTTTCTTTTCAATTCTTAAAACTCACTCTATCTCTTCCTACATTACCTGGGACGAAAAACGAGCGCATAAACTAGCAGAAGAAGCAGCTGAGAGACTTTTCGAGTTTAAGTGGATGCCACCCGGCAGAGGACTCTGGATGATGGGCACACCTTTTATATGGGACAAAGGTGGTGCAGCTCTTAATAATTGTGCTTTTGTATCAACAATTGACATTGACGCTGAAATGTCAAAGTCATTTGCTTTTCTCATGGATATGAGCATGGTTGGGGTCGGTGTCGGGTTTGATACAAAAGGCGCAGGAAAAATTGCATCTATTGAGCCAGAGGGATCTCCAGAACTGCTTATAATTGAAGATTCACGTGAAGGTTGGGTAGAAGCTTTATCTTGTTTGATTGACTCTTATTTAGACGAAAAATTATTTAAACCATTGGATATAAAATATGAATGGAATAAAGATGATGATAAGAATCCCTATGGACCAAATGGTTTTAGAACTAGTAGTGG